ATGAGCGATAGAGGGTGGGTCCAGCTGATAGCCCGTGAGTACCGCCGGCTGTCCGACGCAAAGGGCGGCACGTCCATCGAGGACCAGGGCGTCGACAACAGGGAAGCAGCGGATGATCAGGGGTGGGAGCTCGGCGAGCCGTACATAGACGACGGCCTGAGCGCGAGCCGGTACACGAATAGGAAACGCGACGACTTCGAGCAGCTCGTCGACGACCTGCGCAGCGGACCGACCGGACGGCAGAGCCGGTTCGGCGCCGACATCCTCGCCCTGTGGGAGTCGTCCCGCGGGTCCCGGCGCGTCGGGGAGTGGGTGTCCTTCATCGAGCTGTGCGAGGAGAAGCGGGTCAAGATATGGGTCACCACCCATGAGCGGCTGTACGACCCGGCCAACGGCCGCGACCGTAAGGCCCTGATCGACGACGCGGTCGACTCCGAGTACGAGTCGTACAAGACACACCGCCGGGTGACGAGGACGACGCCGAAGGAGGCCCGGAAGGGCCGGCCGCACGGGCGGGCGCCGGTCGGTCTCAAGCCGCAGTACGACCCGGCCACGGGCAAGCTGCTCACCTGGGTGGAGGATCCGGACTGGTCCATGATCCCGAAGCAGCTGTTCGAGCTGGTCGAAGCCGGCCGCTCCTTCCACTGGATCGAGCGGGAGTTCGCGAAGCTCGGCTACGTGAACCTCTCGGGCCGGCCCTACACGCACGGGCACCTGCGCCGCCTCGCGATCAACCACTCGTACGCCGGACTGCGCAGCCACAAGGGCACCATCTACCCGGGCGTCTGGGACGGCATCGTCAGCGAGACCCGGTTCTGGAACGTGTACCGCAGAGTCACTGACCCCTCCCGCCTGTCGACGATCGCGGGCAAGCCGACCCACGAGCTGACGGCCGCGCTGATGTGCAGCCGCTGCGACATCCACCCCTCGCACCGCCAGGAGAAGGGCCGCAAGCCCGTGTACCGCTGCAAGCAGTGCGGGCAGAAGATCCAGAAGGCAGGCGTCGACGACCTGATCATCGGCCAGCCCAAGGACCTCGGCATCCTGTTGGAGTACCTCGCCCGCCCGGACATCTACGACGTGCTCCGGGTGCCGGGCAGTACCAGTGCTGCGGTGCTCGAGCTCGAGGCCCAGCTGGCGAGAGCCCGCAACGAACGGGACGAGCTGCGCGATGCCAAGGGGTCCTCCGTGGCCGAGGTCCTCATCCTTGCGAACTCGTTGTCGGCGAAGGAGGCCGAGGTCGCGGACCTTGAGGAACAGCAGCGGGGGCTGACGCTGCCGTCCTCGGTCCTGAGCATCGTGAGGAGCGGCGCGGATGACGTCTGGGCGTCGTGGCACCAGGCGCCGATCGAGGCCCGGCGGGAGACGGCCCGCTTCGTGATGGGCCCGCGCTACCTGGGGCGCCCGTACATCCTGCCCAGTCCCCGGACTGGGCCCCATCAACCGCCGGCGGCCGAGCGCCTGGAATGGCGGAAGAAGAATGGACGGGTGGTCAGCTACCGCTGACGCAGGCTCTGGTGCTCGGCGAGTCTGCGTGGCTCGCCGAGCACGCCGGGACGGAACCGCCCGGGATCAATGCGCCGCCCGCAGGCGACGAGGGTCAGGTGTCCCTTCGACCGGACCAGGCCTGCGGCGGTCTCCGGCCTACCGTCGCCGCCGGGCCTCTCTGCCTCGGCGGGGTTGTCTGCGATCTGCTGGCGAAACGTTTCTACAGCGGCATATCCCAAGTTCCTCGCTGCCTCGATCTTCCACTCGGCCTCGTCGGGTTCGCTCTCGCTGCTCTCACTCGGCTCAGGCTTCTCGGCCGGGCGCTGCCCGCCGTACTGCCGGCACACCAGCATGGCCGTGACCGTGAGCAGTGCTCCCGTCGCCAGGGCTGCTACCACTTGGGCAAAGCTGATCACCCTTTAACCCCTCCCCGATCTCTGTGCTGTGCAAATGTGGGGGGAAGTGAACATGTTTGGCTTTAAACAGGCTCAGGGTCAGCAGCATATGACAGGTTGTGACTGAAGCGTTACCCCGCGCGCCTCGGTGACCCCTTCCGTATCGGCGGTTCGTCGGTGCCCTCGGAGCGAGTGCGGACAATGTCCGCTTGCACCCGGCGGAACGCTTCCTCCGCTTGATCGGGTGTCAGTTTCAGCGCGTCGACCAGAGCGGCGATTGCCCGCCGGGCAACCTCCACCTCCTCGGCGAGGCTGGGCCCTGTAGCTGCTGGGGCGTCCGTCGACTTCACCGCCCGGTCCTCTTCGCGCGCCGGCTTCCTGCCGTCGAGTGCGGCGTACACGCCGCCGGGGATCCAGCGCAGTGCCTCGTCCAGGCCTCGCGCGGTCAGTTCGGCGGGCCGGTAGTCGCCGCGGCGGATTGCGCGCAGTGCCTCGTACGAGATGTTCGCGGCCTCAGCGAGTTGGCGCCAGTTCATGCGCAGCTCGAGGCGCCGCTCCGTCATCGCCTCGTCGAGTAGCTCGTGCGGCTCCGGCATCAAGACCCCTTCTGACCAGCGAAACACAGGCTAACGCAAGGTACCGCAACTCAGCGGGGGCCGCCCATCACAGCGACTTGTGCCTACCTGTGCTCTGTGGGTTGTAAACCTGTGGTGTCCTGCGTTAGCTTGTGTTTCATGCCAACCGCAACCACAAGCTCAGTTAAGCGGGAGCGGCTCCGTCGCGGGATGACTCAGCAAGGCCTGGCCGAAAAGTGCGCCGAAGCTGGCGTCTCCGTCGACGAGTCGCACATCAGTCGCATCGAACGCGGGATCTACCACCCGCGCCCCCGGCTGCGCGCTGTACTCGCTGACCTTCTCGGCCTCGACATCGATGACTTTGACGGGGCCGCGGCGTGACGCGCGAGGAGCGGCGGGCCTACATCCGCCGCGTCGTCGACGACGCCGCGCCCCTCGACTCCGAGGACGCCGACCGGCTACGCGCCCTGATCCCCATGGGCGCCCGCACCGAGGCCGAACTGGCCGCGGCCGCGCCGCGTAAGCGGCGGCCGGCCGCTCGCCGCAAGGCCGCCTGACCCACGAGAACGGGGCCGGCACCGGCTCGACCCCGGTGCACGACCCCTCCGGCACACCCACACAACCCTCACGAGGAGTGGACGACCGTGACCGCATCATCCCAGACCCCCGGGCCTCTCCCGCCCGAAGCTCCGCCCATCACGCCCGTTCCGCTGCGCGCCGCCCTCGACGTCGCCGGCACCGAGGCCCGCCCCGCCGTGCCCGTCGCGTCGTTGACCGTGGCTGCGGCCGCCGTGCTCGACGCGACCATGCGCGCCAACGACGCCGCCTCCGGCGAGCAGCTCGCCGAGGCCGAGCGCCAGGCGGGCATCCTCTTCGACGGCGCGAGCGTCGACGCCGCGGTGTCAGCCGCCCGCGAGCAGGCCCGGGCCGAGGCCGCCGCCGAACTGACCGAGCTCCGCGAGCAGCTGGCCGCGATGGCCGGCGCACACCGGCAGCGGCAGGCCGTGCTGCGCCTGTGCGAAGGCCACAAGGGCGACGACCTCCTGCTCGTCTCCGCGGTCGCTGCGGCCGCCGAGTGCGGGACCACCGCCCTCGACGGCCTCCCCATGACGCTCACCTGGACCCGCAGTGCGGACGTCCCCGCCGACGGCGACCGGGTGAAGCGGGTGACGGTGCACTGCGAGTCCTCCTACGGCGGCCGCGCGCACCTGGTCGTCGACGGCGACGACCGCAGGGCGCTGGCGAGCATGCTCGACGCCGAGCTGGTCCGCGACATCCACGACCCGTGCCCGCACGCGAAGGACTGCGGCACGGACGAGGACCTCGACGCCTCCGACCCGACGCTGTTCGGCTGGGCCCGGCTCGAGGTCGCCGGCATCGACGGCGGCCCCCGCTGGTACTGCAGCGCCGGGTGCATCTTCAAGGCCGTCGCCCGCGCGGGCGAGGACCTCGCCGCGCTGGACCAGGCGGCCGAGGACCTCATCACCGTCGACCGGGCCGAGCACCCCGGCGAGTACGGCGGTGCCGAGTGAGCGCCATCGAGGAGCGGGCGGCGGGCAGCACCGGGAAGAGCACCCAGAGCGGCGGCCGGCCGTCCGTGGGCGAAGCCACCCGGACGCTGACGCTGCCTCAGGCCCCGTACGGCGACGCCGTGCACGCCGCCCTCGCCGCGGCGGGGCTGGTGCCGGACGTGATGGAGGCCGGGTTACGGAGCAACGGGCCCCGCCGCCTGGAGCTGTTCCTGCGCATGGTGTGGCTGCCCGGGCACCCCGGCCTCGCCGACGTCCAGCACGACGAGGGCCTGACCGTGGCCTGGTCCCACCTGGCCGGCTGGTCCGGCTGGGTCGGCGGCTACGAACCCGTGCTCCTGGACGTCAACGAGCTGGCCGCGCCCGAGCTGGTGGCCGACGCCGCCGAGCACCTGGCCGCGCACGGCACCCACCGCGCCTGGGTACCGCCGGCCGACGGCCGCTGGTCCGACGCCGTCTACCTCGACATCGCCCTCGGCCGCTTCGAGGAGCGGGAGGTGAACCGGTGATCGCACTCCTCGTCTTCGGCGTGGCCATGCTCCTCGTCTTCGGCGTGGCCACCGCCGCCGACGCCTGGGCCACCATCCGACGTCCGCTGCGCCGGATCGTGCAGCCGGTGCGCGCCGCCGTCCCGGCCCTGCCCGCCCGGATCCGCTGCGACCTCGCCCGCGCCCGCGCGGCCCGGGCCCGCCGCGCCCGTACCCGCACCACCACCTGATCCCCGGGCGGGCGGGACGTGCCCTGACTCCGTCCCGCCCGCCCGGCCTCAACACCTCTGGAGTACCCCATGATCCGCAACCTGGCGCCGGCGAACGCGCCCTGGTTCGAGCACCTCACCGACAGCGTCCGCTCCCTCGGCGAGGCCGCCCTCGACTGGCAGCTGGGCAGCAACGGCGCCGCCTTCTCTTACGACCTCATCGAGCGCGGCGGCGACTTCCACGAGGGCAAGGTGACCTGCGAGCCCGAGTCCGGGGCCGGGCCCGTCACCCGCAGCCCGCACGCCCGGGCGACGTCCATGCTGCGCAGCGCCGCCCTGAACCACATGCACCACCTCGCCGGTGAGTACCGGCACGCGGCGATGTCCTTCGCGGCGGGCGCCACCTGGGCCATCCGCGCGGTGCACACCGGCAAGCAGCCTGCCGTCGTCGTCCTCACCGTCGACGAGAATCAGGACTTCATCCCGGGCAGCACCGCCATCCCCGCCGAGGCGGTCGACCGGTACAACGGGGCCGCCCAGCTGCGCACCGCGCACGACCGGCTGATGGAGTGCCTGATCGCGGGCGAGCAGGCCGAGGACATCGCCGGGCAGGCCTACGTCGCCGACCACGAGGCCTCGCAGATGTACGACCTGGCGGCGGTCGCCGAGGGCCTGGCCGACGCCGCCTACACCTATGGCCTCCTCGCCGAGCGCGCACTGCAGTACGTCCTCCTCGGCCCGAAGGAGACGCACCGCGTTCTCCTCGCCGAGCAGCGCGCCGCCCAGGAGCAGGCCGTCACCGAAGTCGAGGCGAAGTGACGCCGGCGTCGGCGCGGGACCTGCGCCGCGCACGCGTGGCCAAGCTGCGCCAGGCGGAGCCGGACCTGAGCCACCGCGACATGGCGCAGCGCCTGGGCATCTCCAAGGACACGGTGCGCCGCGACCTGGAAGCGCTCGACACCGACGTGGCGCAGCCTGCGCCACCCGATGCCGAGGGGCAGGCGCCGGGCGCACCGACCGTGGCGCACACTGCGCCGCAGGTCGGCGAGGACACCGCGCCGCCCGCGGTGCCGTCGGCGGCCGAGGTGGCGCCGTCTGCGCCAGCGCATCCGCTGCCCGTGCGCCAGGCCGATCCGCTCGCCGGCATGGACGTGAGCCAGTGGCGCGCGCTGCGCCGCGACCTCGCGATCCTGGCGCAGAGCGGGCAGTCGGCCGAGGCGCTCGTGCACCAGGCGGTCGTCGCTACGGCGCACGCCTACCGGCAGGCCCTGGCCGCCGGTGAACTCCAGCCCGGCGACGGCCTCCTGATCACCGGCATGACGCTGCGGCCACGGGCGCAGCTGGCCGACCGGCCGGTCGCATGACCGGGCGGCCCGCCCCGACGACTCCCCCCGCGGGTCGGGCCGCCCTCACCACTCCCGGCCACTGGCCGCCCGCAGACCTGCCCGGCCTGTGGGTCGACTGCGGCCACTGGCACAGCCACCGCCGCGTGTGGCTGCGCCTGCCCGCCGCCCGCTTCACCTGCCGCCACGGCTGCGAGCGGGTGGCGGTCGGCGCGGCCGACGTCGCCGCCTTCACCACCACCGTCCACGCCGACCACGCCCGGACCTGCCCGGGCCCCACCACCTGAGTGAGGACCTGATGACCACCGAGTCCATACCGACCCCCGCCGCCCTCGCCCCGCCCGCGACGTACGCCCGGGCCCGCTGGGAGTCCGCCGTCATGGCCAGCGACCTCCACCGCAACAGCCGCATCATCGCCTTCGTCCTGGCCCACCACGCCGACGCCGACGGCCACCTGCCCGCGGGCGGGATCCAGCACGCCACCCGCCTGGCACACCTGGGCCGGATCACGCCGAGGCAGGCCCGCCTCTCGCTCGCCCAGCTCGGCGCCCGCGGCTTCATCACCCGCCCGGACATCGCCACCTGGGAGCCGCAGGACGACGTCGTCCGCCCCATCACCCTGACCATGCCCGCCCCTTCGGCACGGCGGCAGACCGAGTCACATACCGGCGGCAGCGATGAGCAGCGCTGACGGTCAGTTACCGCTGCTGCCCGCCGACCCGTCCCGCTGGGGCGGGCCGGCCGCCGTGACCACCACGCCGATCCGCACGCAGGGCCGTACCGAGTACGCCGTCGCCTGCGACGGATGCGGCGGTGTTCACCGCCACGTCAGCCCCGGCGTCCGCACCGCCCCGTGCGGCGCCACCTACACCGTCCCCGAGGACCAGGAGCACGACCATGGCGAAGAACAGCCGCCGTAGCGGGCCGCAGCGCCCGGCTGCCTGGCGGCGCCGTCAGGCCCTCACCGCGTTCATAGCCGACGAGTTCGGCCTGACCCGCCTGCAGGCCGCCGACCGCATCCGGGAGGTGGAGGCCTCCGACGAGCCCACGCCGCTCGGCTACACCCCGTGCGACCGCTGCCCCGCCGTGATCGTCGAGTCCTTCGACCCCGACGACGAGGCCGACATGGCCCGCGCCCGGCGCGCCGTCCGCCTGCACGCCCTGTTCTGCCCGGGGCGCGCTGCCTGATGCCCTTCCTGCCCGCCGCTGACACCGCGCCCCGCCACCCCCGTGGCGGGGCCGGTGGTGCTGTGCGCGGGCAGTGGGTGAAGTACCCCCTGCGCGTCGTCACCGATGCCGAGGCGTACGCGCCGGGGGACACGAACTTCTACTGCAAGGTCAAGGCGCTGTCCCAGGGGCGCCCGGCGACCGCGGCGATGGAGAAGATCGCCGGGTACCTGGGCCGGTCGAAGTCCAGCGGGGAGCGTGCCGCGCGCCGTCTCGGATCGCCGGCGCCGACGGACGGCGTGGTGGAGCTCTTCACCAAGCGCCAGACCCACAAGATCACCGGGACCGGGCAGACGGCCGAGCGGTGGTGCCGTGTCCTCGAGCGCGGTGAGGCCTTCGTCATGGGCCCGGTCCTGGCCGCGGAGACGCTGAGCGGTAACGAGCACCGCCTCTACCTCGGGCTGCGCCACTCCGTCCTTGTCAGGGGGCACCAGCCCACCCTCAGCGAGCTCGCCGAGCTGCTGCGCCACCACGGCGGCAAGCGCGCTGGGCAGCCGCTGGCCGAGGCGAGCGTGGCCCGCCTCCTGGACCGGCTCGAGGAGCTGGGCTGGATCAGCCTCGAGCGGCGTGCCGGCTACCGCGGCCGCCACCTCATCACCGTCCACGACGACCCCGTCCACCCCGTCGACGAGCCCGAGGCTCCAACCCCCGATGCCGCCTCCGGCGGGGCCGCGAGTCCTGATCCTGGTGACGGATCGGGTCCCGATCTTGGTGACGGATCCCTCGCGTATAAGGAAGACCTAGGACTGAACGACCGGAGAAGCACGCCCCGCCGTGGTTCTTTCCGCCGTAGGCGAGATGACCGTAAGTGGGTGCCCGCCCCTGTGGATACCCACGGTAACCAGACTGCGGGGGAGTCACCGGCAGCCCCTGCGGTGCCGTCCACCCTCCGAGGCCGTGTGCGCCCCGCTGCGCGCCCCGCGTACGCCGGACCGTCGTTCACCCTCAGCCAAGAGGCCTGGACGCTGCTGCGCCCCGTCCTGGCCCCCGTGAGTGATCTCCTGCCGGACGTCAGCCCGTTCATGACCCGGCGCATCGTCCGCGAGATCCTCCGGCAGATCCGGGACGACGGCATCTGGCCCGACGAGATCCGCGACCAGGTCGCCCGGCTCCGGCGGTGGACACCCGCCGAAGCCCTCACCGACCCCGGCCGCTGGCTCCTCGGCGCCGTCCTGCCCGTCCGCTCCCGCTGCGGCATGACCGGCTGCCACTGGGGGTTCCTCGCCCACACCGGCATGCCCTGCAAGAGCTGCGCCGAACTGGAGTCCACCGCCGACCCGCCCGATACCGGCGGCCCCCGCCCGTACGCCTGCAGAGCCTGCGGCTGGGACTCGCCCACCCCCCTCCCGTACGACCGCTGCGCCGCCTGCAGACCCGCCTGACCCGAGAGAGGACGACCCCTGCGATGCCGTACCCGCCACCGCGCCCGCCCGCCGCCAACGGCCCCGGCCGCTGCCCCCGATGCCTCCAAGAGGTCCTCTGGTGCGTCACCGCCGCCAACCGCGTGCCCGTCGCCGTCGACACCGACCGCGACCCCGCCGGCAACCAGGCCGTACGCCAGGACCACACCGGACGCTGGCTCACCCGCCAGCTCACCAAGGACCGCGCCACCCCGGAGAACGACGAGCACCTGCACATGCCCCACATAGCGACCTGCCCCGTCCCCGCACCCCGCCGCACCCCCGCCCCGCGCATCAACCGCGACCGCCGCGGCGTACGCCCCGTCAGGTGGCAGCGATGACCAACCACACCAACCAGACCGCGCTCCGCGACCGCACCGCCGCCGCCCTGTACGACCACAGCCACCCCGGCTGGGCGATCAGCTTCCTGGACCTCGACCAGGACCAGCGGGACACGTACCTGGCGCGCGCCGACGCGGTGCTGGCCGTGCTGCCCGCGATCACCGACCCGACCGCCGAGGGTGCGCAGCTCGCCACTGACTACGCCGAGGAGAGGGCAGAGCGGAAGGTGGTCCAAGGCAAGCTCGACCGCGCTCGTGACGAGCTGAAGCGGCTGCGCGTCGGGCGGGCTGCCGTCCTCCGCGAGGCTGCCGACGTCGCCGACGGCGGCGATGACGACGCCTGCGGCTGCGGCGGGTGCTCGGTCTGCACATCCCACCGCATCGGCCAGGACCTGCGCCGCATGGCCGACGAGGCGGAAACCACCGCGACGCCCCGCCGCGATCGCCAGCAGCCCATCTACCTCTCGACGCCCTGCGCGGGGTGCAAGCACCCGTACAACTGGCACGTTGGCGGCGTCTGCCAGTTCGACAACGAGGTGGACCGCTGCGGCTGCATCGCCTTCGCCGTCGAGACGCGGCAGGACGGGGCGCAGCGATGACCATCGACGCTCTGCGCCGGCTCCTCACCGAGATCGACACCGAGCGGGCGGCCGAGCGGGCGGCCGACCGCCGCCGCGCCCTGACGCCCGACGAGCGGCGCGCCGCGCGTACCTGGGCCGCCGAGCACGGCCTCGACTGCCCGCCGTACGGCGCCCTTCCGAGGCTCGTCGTCGTCGCCTGGCGCGCCGCACAGCAGCAGACCGAAGGAGCCACGCCGTGATCATCGGTGACGCCCTCGACGCGCTCTGGTCCCTCGGCCAGGCCGGCATCGCCTGGCTCCTCATCGCCGCGGCCGCCGGCACCGCGCTGATCTTCGGCACCTGCTGGGTCTGCCGCGCCCTGTGGCGTGCCGCCCACCCCCGCCGCAGGAGGACCCCATGACGCCCGCACCCCGCGCCGTGATCGCCGCGGCCCTCGAGGACTGGTGGATCACCACCGACCCCGTCGAACCCTTCGTACCCGCCACGGTCGCCGCCGACGTCGAACTGCACCTCATCAGCTCCGGCTACCGCATCACCCACGACGACAGGACCACCATGCCCACACCCAGCCCCGAACCCACCTGCGACGCCTCCGCCATCGCCTCGACCGGCAGCGTCACGGGCCCCTGCCTCTTCGGCCCCTGCATCCTCCGCCGGGACCACGACGGTCCCGTCCACAAGGACGCCACCGGCGCCACCTGGGCCCGCACCAAGGAGTGGTGCCCGAGCCGCGCCAGCATCGCCTACGGCACCCTCCTCGTCCTGGGCTGCCTCGCCGGCGGCATCATCGGGGTCATACGCGGTGACTGGTGGTGGGTCCTGGCCGCCCTCTTCGGCGGGGCCACCGTCGCCAAGGAGCTCGTCGACGAGCTCGCCGAGCGCCGCGCCCACCGCCGCGGGAGGCGGACGTGACACCGTCCCAGGTCTTCATCGTCGGCGCCCTCGGAGGCCTCGCCGCCCTCGTCGGCCTGGCCCTCCTCGCACTCCTCGCACTCCTCGCAGTCGGCCTCTACCTCCTCGTCGCCCGCCTCATGGACGCCGCCGAGGAGCACCAGGAGCAGCGACGCCGGCGTCACGACCACGACACCTGCCAGGCGATCCTCGCCCTGCCACCAGTCGAACACCCGATCGAGTAGCCCTCCTCGCGCACGGGCGCGCGCCTGCGATCGCGCGCGCGGTAACCGCAGGCGTGCGCCCGCGCGCGAGGCACCCAGCCCTACCCGCCAGTACAAGTGACCAGGCCTCACCGGCCGGAGAGCAGCACCCCATGTCACCCGAGTTCGACTACGTGAAGACCAGCAACCTCTTCCTCGTCGGCCACACCGGCGTCCAGCTCGAACCCGAAGCGTTCTGCAGCCACGGCACGACCGCCGCAGCCCTGTTCCTCTTCGGCGAGCACCAGCGCACCCCCGACGTCCAGGAGCGGATGGACACGCTCGTCCCGCGCTGCGTCCTGGCCGAACTGATCGGCACCCTGCAGACCCAGATCCGCCGCACCGACGGCGACGCCGCCCTCCAGGCCTTCCTCGAAGACGTCGCCGTCGCCGCCGCCCGGTCCGAGGCATCCCTCGAGCAGCTGCACGCCGAACGCCGCGACTGCTGCGAGGCCGGCTTCCGCACCCAGGGCCGTGAGCACACCTGCGGCGAGGCAGGTGGCCAGCGATGACCAACGCCCCGTCCATGGCCGACCTGGAACGCAGGATCACCGCTCTGGAACAGACCCGTGACGAGCTGCGCGAGGAGATCCGCGAGGCGCACGGAGTCCTCAAGGACCTCCGCCACGAGATCAAGACCGCCCGCGAACTCGTCCCGCTCCTCACCGACGAAGCCTTCGGAGCCGAGGTCACCAAGCAGGTCGGGGAGCTGGAGGCCGCGACCAAGCAGGCCATGGACACCGCCGTCGACGGGATCTTCAAGTCGTTCGACGAGCTGCGCGCCATGCTCATGGGCGAGGACAGGGCCAGCCGCCGCAAGGGCCGCACCCCCATACCCGAGGCCCTGCGCGCCTACCTAGACGACCGCGACCGCACCCCGGGGCAGGCACCGTGACCGGCTGCACCATCTGCCCCCGCACCGCACCCGACGGCGCCCGGGCCTGCGAGGTCTGCGCCGATGAGTTGCGCGCCTGGCTCGCCGAACTCCCCGGGCAGGCACGGCTCCTCGAGCAGTTCGTCACGCCGTCGGCTAGCCCGGCGCAGGGCCGCCTCGGCGGCACCGGCCGCGCCCACGCCCCCGCCCCCGTCGACTTCCGCGTCCTGGTCCTCCTCGCCCCCGGCCGCTACGACCCCGCCCCCGGCACGGACGACGACGGCACCGCACCCATCGCCGCCGTCCTCGCCGCCTGGGCCGGCCACATCGCCTACCGCTACCCAGCCGCCGCACGCGACCCGTACGGCGTCGCCCACACCCGGCCCTGCGACGAGGCCTGGCCCTCCCACGGCCGCACGATCACCGGCTGGTGCGCCTGGCTCACCGCCTACCTCCCGTACACGCTCACCCTGGACGTCGTCGCCGACTACCACCGCGCCGTCGGCGACCTCGTCCACCGCGTCCGCAACCTCACCCAGACCACGCCCCGCCGCCGCCCCATGGCCGCGCCCTGCCCCTCCTGCACCGCCTTCCGCCTCGTCCGCACCGACGGTCACTGGAACATCACCTGCACAGCCTGCGGCCACCAGCTCGACCCCGACGCCTACGACCAGCACGCCGCCGCCTTCCTCCACACCCACCAGACCACCGACGTCGCCTGACACACCGTCACGTCCCATGCCACACTGGCCCACGGCACGCGCTCCGCTTGGACAGCGGCGCTTCACACGGCCCGCCTCGCACCCACCCGCGAGGCGGGCCGCGCCGTGTCGCTGGACAAGATCAACCAGCAGCGTCACACTGAGTCAGCACCACACGTATGTGCGAATCCCCCCTGAAGTCGCCCCCAGGGCCCTCGACAGCCCGGCACACACCAGGGGGGTGAACGACCATGCACCCCGCCGACGATGACCAGGACCGCCTCCTCACCACCAAGGAAGCCGCCCGCCTCGCCACCCACTGGCGCGCCCTCTACTCCGGAGGCGACGCCGCCGTCAGCGAAGCCGCCATACGCCAATGGCGCCACCGCGGCCACCTCGCCCCACGCGGCCTAGACCGCCACGGCCGCGCCCTCTACCACCGAGACGACCTCGCAGCCGCCGAACGCGCCCTGCGCCCCCTCGCCCTCCAGCTCGTCGGCATCACAGCCCCCTGACCCCCGCTGCCCGGCCGGAGGCGGCGTGCCCCCGCAGGCGCCCCAACGCCGGCGGCGCGGGCACGTGCCGGGCAGCGGGACGACATCACAGAACAGACACAGCGTCACCACACCGCCCCCACGCGACGGCATCATGCGCCGTACACACTCGCGTCCTTGGGGGGACCATGAACACCCGCGCCGCCGCGGCCGCCGCACTCACCGCCCTCGCCCTCACGCTCACCGCGTGCAGCAGCAGCGACCAGCCCGACAAGCCCACCGCCACCGTCACGGCCACCACCACCGCTACCGCGACCGTCGACACAGCTGCCGCCCGCCAGGCATGCATCGACGCCTGGGTCGAAGCCCTCGACGCCGGCAACGCCAGCGCCACCGACGAGCCGACCATCTGCGACCAAGTCCCCGGCCAGAGCGCAGCGATGCACGCCGAGGCCCTGCTGCAGCGCAACAAGGCCAACCGCGACGCGTACGACGCCTGCATCGAGGACCCCACCGACCCCGCCTGCGCCAAGTGGTCCGTCCCTAGCTCCTGACACCGGAGGTGGCGCCCGTGGCCGGCAACCCCCGCAACGGGCGCCCCTACCGCCGCCTCTGCGACCAGCAGCGCGCCCGCCGCCTCCCGTGCTGGCAGTGCGGCCACGAGATCGACTACACCCTCACCGGCTACGCCGCCCAACGCAACGCCTGGTCCTTCACCCTCGACCACGCCGTCCCGCTCTCACTCGGCGGCGACCTCCTCGACCCCGCCAACGCGAGGTCGGCGCACCGCCGCTGCAACAGCCGCCGCGGCAACCGCACCTCCCAGCCACAGGCCCGAGCGTCCAGGAGGTGGTGACCGTGCGCGAGCTGCTGCACCGCATCGCCCGCCGCTGCGAGACGCACGACCGCGCCTCGTACGTGGCCACCAGCCGTCTGGAACGCGAGCTCGGCATGGAGCCGAGCCCACCGCCGGCCAGCTTCACCGACACGCACTACGACCCGAACCTGATCGACTGCGGCCACAGCTGGTGCCGAACGAGGAGGCGACCATGAGCGATCGCGAGCAGAGCCACGCCGACTGGCGCGACGAGGCGCACCGCCGCGCCCAGGCCCACGCCTTCCACTGGGCCGAGCGCGCCACCGCCGAGTACAGCCAGGCCGTGCAGCACGAGGACGCCGCCCGCGCCCGCCAGCATGCCGACAACGCATGGCAGCGCGACCGCATGGCCGAGGAGCGCCACCTCGCTCAGGTCCACGGCGTCCGCTCAGCCGAGGCCCTCAAGCTCGCCGACACGTGGGCCCGCACCGCACGCGCACTGGCCGACGGACCGCAGCTCCTGCCCGAGCCGGCGTACGTCATCGGCGGCACGCTGAGTGAGGACGCCGTCCGGCAGACCGCCGACGACACCGCCCGCAGTCACACCAGGTGACAGCGACGGAGGTGGCCACCGTTGCTCTACGTCATCACCGGACCGCCAGCCGCGGGCAAGAGCAGCTGGATCGAAGCGCACGCCACAGCGCGTGACATCGTCATCGACCTGGACCGCATCACCCGCGCCCTCACCGGCCCCGGCGCCCCGGCCTGGAACCACGAGCGCCTGGCGCAGCGCGTCGCACAGCGCGCTCGCTACGCCGCCATCGACGAGGCGCTCAAGCACCTCGACGAGCTCGACTGCTACCTGATCCACACCATGCCCAGCTCACAGGCCCGCACCCGCTACCGACGGCTCGGCGCCCGCATCGTGGTGGTCGACCCCGGCGAGGACGTGGTGCGGGAGCGGGTGCGGGCCATGCGGTCCGAGGCCATGGAGCGCGTGGTCACCCGCTGGTACCGGGAGTACCGCAGGGGTGGGTCACACCCCGTCACCCCCCAGGCCAGCCGGGACTGGTGACCGGTGGCGAGCGGCCGGCGAGCGCGTCGAGCGCTCGCGATCACGCTGCGATCGTGTCCGATTCGCCCTGATCGTCGGCCCGCTGGGGCGGGAGGGGGAGGGGGGCCCGTGCCGGACGTACGACGAAGGGGCGGGCGACCCAAAAGCCCTTGTCGCCCGTCTCTCTCCCCGCGGCCGTGCGCTAACCACCGCGAACGACGTTCGACCCCATTAGGCGTCACGCTCTGTGACGGTCTGCCCGTCACTGTCCGTTACGGTCCACCCGTCACACTCCGTGACTGATCGTCCGGTTACGGGGGGTGATGTCCGATGGGTGACACTCCGAAGCGCCGACTCCGCCGGGGCGCCGTCGCCGCGGCGACGACCGCCGAGCTCGCCGACCTCGGCGTCGATCCGACGGCCAACGCACAGGCCGCGGCCGCCCTGCGGCTCGCCACCGAGCTCGACTCGAGCCAGAGCCCGAAGGACTCGGCCGGCGTCGCCCGCGAGCTGCGCCAGGCGATGGCCGTCGTCCGCGCGGCCGCGCCACCGAAGGAGCGCGGCGACCGGATGGACGAGCTGGAGAAGCGGCGCCGGGACCGGCTGTCGACCACCGCGCGTGAGGGGTCCGGGTGATCGGCTGCCAGACGCCCCGGATCCTCTCCGTGCCGTGGCGCCGGCGTGTCGACACCGGCCGCTGGGACGGCACCGAGGACCAGGAGGCGCTGGACTACACGTCGCCCTCCGGCGTCGAGTGCATCGAGCTCGCCGAGGACGCCGGCCTCACCCCCGACCCCTGGCAGCGCCTGGCCCTGCACCACTCGCTCGCCGAGGACGACCACGGCCGCTGGCTCTCCCTGGACGTCGTCCTCAACGTCGCGCGGCAGAACGGCAAGGGCGGCTTCCTCGAGGCCCGGCAGCTGGGCGGCGTGATCCTGTTCGGCGAGAAGCTGATCATCCACACGGCGCACCAGTTCAACACCGCCCAGGAGTCGTTCCTGCGCCTGGACCAGATCATCGAGGGCTCGTACGCCCTGAGCCGCCGCGTGAAGCGCGTACGCCGCTCCCACGGCGAGGAGGGCTTCGAGTTCCACAACGGGGCCCGGATCCGCTTCCTGGCCCGCGGCGGGGACAGCGGCCGCGGGTTCTCCGGCGACCTGGTCATCATGGACGAGGCGATGAAGCTGCGGGCCGCCCCCATCGGCGCCCTGATGCCCGTGCTCAGCGCCCGGCCCAACCCGCAGCTGGTGTACACCGGCAGCGCCGGCCTCGGCGACGAGAGCGAGCAGCTGGCCCTGCTGCGGGCCCGGGCGATGAAGGACGGGGACCCGGACCCCTCGCTGACGTACCTCGAGCACTCCATCGCGCCGCACGCCAAGGAGTGCCCCACCGACGGCGACGGGCACGTCATCTGCGACCAGCACGACGACCGCGGCGACGAGGCCTCGTTCGCCCGGGCCAACCCGGCGCTGGGCCGCCGCATCCGCACGTCGTACGTACTGCAGGAGATGCGGGCCATGCGGCCCGACCTGTTCGACCGTGAGCGGCTCGGCGTCGGCGACTACCCCGAGGTCACCGACGAGACCTGGCAGGTCATCAAGAAGGAGGCCTGGGAGGCCCTGGCGGACCCCCAGTCGCGCTCTGGGGACCCGGTGGCGTTCTCCATCGAGGTCACCCCGGAGAGGACCTGGGCGTCGATCTCCATGGCCGGTGGCGCCGGCGAAGGCGGCGTGCACAGCGAGGTCGTCGAGCACCGGCCCGGTACGGACTGGGTGATCGCGCGGGCCAAGGAGCTCGACACGAAGTGGAACCCGTGCGCGTGGGTGATCGACGAGGGCGGTCCGGCCGGCTCGCTGGTGCCGGGGCTGCGGAAGGCCCTGCGGTACGAGGAGCCCGAGGACCTGGTCGACGACGAGCCGGAGCGCGAGCCGCGGGACGAGCTGGTGTTCTGCCCGAAGGTCCGCGAACTGACGCAGGCCTGCGGCCAGTTCTACGACCGCGTCGTGGAAGGCACCCTCTTCCACCTCGGCCAGGCGCCGATGACGACCGCTCTGGCCGGAGCCAAGAAGCGCGAGGTCGGCGACGCCTGGCTGTGGGCCCGCCGGTCGGACGGCGTGGACGTGAGCCCGCTGGTGTCGTCCACCTACGCCATGTGGGGCTGGGAGCAGCACCACGAAGACGAGCCGGAGGAGGTGGAGCCGTGGGGCTTCCTCGCGTGACGAAGTGGTCGCGGCTGGCCCGTACCCGGGTCGGCTACGTGACGGGCTGTGTGGGCCTCGCTGTGGGCGCAGCAGTGCAGTTCGGGACCGGTATCGGGCTGATGGTCGGCGGGGCCCTCACGGCGGGGTCGTTCCTGCTGCTGTCCGACGTCGACAGCGAAGGGGGAACCGATGAGTGACTCGATCACGGTGCGCACCGTGCCCGGCGGGATCGAGATCCTGGACGCCCCGAGGAGCGTCTGCATCTCGCTGCAGGTCCTGGCCGAGGCCTGCAGCCACACGATGCGCGTGGACGGCGACCGGATCGTCGTCGCCGACCAGGTCGTCTACCAGGTCACCGCGTGGCAGGCCTTCCCGCCGGGCCTGCGGTGCGCGCTGTTGGAGGATCGGCGGCCGCGGCCGGAGGGGGAGCGGTGACGAATCTGTGGCAGCACGCCCGGCGCCGGCAGTCCTCGAGGGAGGACGACTGGTGGTCGGTGGGCGACAACGTCTACTACGGCACCGGGCGGCCGGTGGACGGCAAGGAACGGCCGCTGCCGTACGACTTCGAGGCGAAGATCCGCCACGCCTACAAGGCGAACGGTCCGGTGTTCGCGCTGATGCTGGTGCGGCAGCTGCTGTTCAGCGAGGCCCGGTTCCAGTTCCGGCAGATCCGCAACGGCCGCCCGGGCGAGTTGTTCGGGACCGGAGCTCTGGCGCCGCTCGAGACGCCGTGGCCCGGCGGCACGACGGGCAACCTGCTGTCGCGGATGATCCAGAACGGGGACCTTGAGGGCAACGGGTACGTCACGAACTACAACCCGGGCCGGCTGAAGATCATGCGACCGGACTGGGTGACGATCATCACCGGGTCGAACGAGGAGCCCGGCCTGCCGAGCGAGGCGCTCGACTCCGAGCTGATCGGCTACATGTACGACCCGCCGACCGGCAGCGCTCCTTGGTTCCTGCTGCCCGAGCAGGTGGCTCACTTCGCGCCGATCCCGGACCCGGAGTTTCAGTTCAGGGGCATGTCGTGGCTGACGCCGGTGCTGCGGGAGATCGTCGGGGACACCGCGGCCACCCGGCACAAGCTCAAGTTCTTCGAGAACGGGGCGACGCCGCAGGTTGTGGTGTCCATGGACGCCACGGTGACGCCGGAGAAGGTGAAGCGGTTCCAGGCGCTGATGGACTCGCAGCACCGCGGCGTCGACGACGCCTACAAGACCTTGTACTTGGGCGGTGGGGCGGACGTCACCGTCGTCGGCAAGGACCTGCACCAGCTGGACTTCAAGGCGACGCAGGGGGCCGGCGAGACACGTCTGGCGGCCGCGGCCGGCGTACCGCCGGTGATCGTCGGTTTCTCCGAGGGACTGGCCGGCTCGTCGCTCAACGCGGGCAACTACGCCAGCTCGAGGCGCCGTCTGGCCGACGGCACGATGCGGCCGCTGTGGCGTGAGGCCGCCGGATCGCTCGCCACGCTGATCGACGTCCCCGACCGCGCCGAGCTCTGGTACGACGACCGCGACATCGCATGGCTGCGGGAGGACCGGCAGGCCGCAGCCGAGATCCAGGGGCTCCAGTCCCGCACCATCCGCACCCTCGTCGACGCCGGCTACGAGCCCGACACCGTCCGGGCCGCGGTCGCGGCTGAGGACTTCAGCCTGCTGCGGCACTCCGGCCTGTACTCGGTGCAGCTGCAGAAGCCCGGCACCGCGACGGGCAGCGGCCAGGCGGGGCCTGCCCCGGCGACAGACCCGGAGGAGGGGGCCTGACATGGAAGAGACGTTCCGTCGCTACTTCCCGCTCGAGGACATCCGTGTCCGCGCCGGCGGGGACGGCCGCACGGTGGAGGCGTACGCCGCGGTGTTCGACACCCCGGTGGAGATCCACGACCAGGACGGCGACTACATCGAGCAGATCGACCGCCGCGCCTTCGAGCGCACCCTGCAGCAGCTCGCCCCCGCGGGCAGCCGCAGCACCTGGCGCGTCGGCGTGTTCTACAACCACGGCCGCACCCTGTGGGGCACCCCGTCCGAGCGCGGCAGCATGCCGATCGGCACGCCGATGGAGCTGAAGACCGACACCCGCGGCCTGCTCACGGTCACCCGGTACAACAAGACCGAGCTGGCCGACGAGGTCCTGGAGAACATCCGCGAGGGCGCCATCACCGGCCAGTCCTTCACCGGCCGGTTCACGCGCTCCGACCCGGGACGCACGCCGCGCGGCGGGTACCGGGCGGGCCGCGACGGCCGCCTGAAGACGGTGCGGCGCCAGGAGATCGCGCTGAGGGAGTACGGCCCCACCCCGTTCCCCGCGTACGCGGACGCCGCGGTGATCGGTGTCCGCGCCGAGCAGGTCATGCCCCTGCTCGGCGAACTCTCCGTCGACGAGCGTGAACGACTTGTCGACATGCTTCGGACCGGCACTCCGCTGGACCCGCCCGCCGAGGGCACTCCACCGGACCCGCCGGCCGCCGGCGACCCCGACCCGGGGTCCGCCGCCGAGGACCCGCCCGCACAAGGGCACTCCGCTCGGCAGAAGATCGCGTGGGCCAAGGTCCGCGCCGAGATCAAGGCCAGGAGGGCCCAGTGACCACGACCACCAAGCGGAAGAAGAAGAGCGACAAGCTCAAGGAGTCGCTCGACGCGATCCGCAGCGAGCTCCTGGAGCTCGAGGAGATCGAGGAGCCCACCGAGGAGCAGGCCACCCGGGCCGGTGAGCTCCTCGGCGAGTTCGACACCGCGCAGGAGGCGTACAACGAGCAGGTGGAGCACGAGCGGCGCGTCGACGCCGTCCGTGCGGCCGCCACCGTACCCGGCTCGCAGGAGCGCCCCCCGGGCGACGGGCCGGAGTTCATGCGGTCCCGCGGCAACCCGTACGAGGAACTGGACCGCGTGCGCGGCGCCAACCTCATGGAGCGCACCACCGTCCGTGATCTCCGCTCCCGCGCGCTGTACGCGGTGGAGCTCGCGGCCGAGACCCTGACCGAGGACCAGCAGGAGCGCGTCGAGCGCCTGGTCCGCGCCGACCGCCGCGGCCGCATGGCGCAGCACCTGCTGCTCACCGGCTCCGACGACTACGCCCGCGCCTTCGAGTCCCTCCTGACCAACGCCGGCAACCCGGCGCTGCTCGAGGACGAGGAGGCCGTGGCGTACAAGCTGGCCGAGGCGCACCGCCGTGCGATGTCCCTGACGGACGCGGCGGGCGGTTTCCTGGTGCCGTTCACCCTGGACCCGACGATCATCCTGACGAACGCCGGCAGCGCGAACCCGTTCCGGCAGGTGTCGACGATCAAGACCATCACGACGGACACGTGGAACGGCGTCTCCAGCGCCGGCGTGACCGCCTCGTGGCTGGGCGAGTCCGAGGAAGCCAGCGACAACTCGCCGGCCTTCGCACAGCCGTCCATCAAGCCGGAGAAGGCGGCGGCGTGGGTCCAGGGCAGCTTCGAGGTCCTGGCCGACTCCGGGTTCGGTGCCGAGGTCGGCCCGCTCCTGGCGGACGCCAAGGACCAGCTGGAGGCCACGGCCTTCGCCGTCGGCAACGGCACGAAGAAGCCGAAGGGGGTCGTGACCGCGGTGGCGGCCGTGGCCGGGTCGGTCGTCGCCTCGGCGGACGCCGACACCTACGCGGTCGGCGACGTGTACGCCGTCGAGCAGGCCCTGCCGCCGCGGCACCGGCTGACCGGCTCGCCGTCCTGGATGGCCAACAAGACGATCATCAACAAAACGCGGCAGTTCGACACCAGCGGCGGCAGCTCGTTCTGGGCGAACCTCGGCATGGGCCAGCCCGAGCAGCTGCTCGGCGCCCCCATCTACGAGGCCTCGGCGATGGACGGCGCCATCGACACCGGCGCCGAGAACTACGCCCTGCTGCTCGGCGACTTCCGCAACTACTACATCGTCGACCGGGTCGGGATGACGATGGTCTACGAGCCCCTCGTGAAGGGCGCCTCCGGCAAGCCGACCGGTGAGGCCGGCTGGTTCGCCTACTGGCGCGTCGGCGCCGACGTCGTCAACGCCGACGCCTTCCGGCTCCTGAACATCACCTGATCCCACCCACCCAGGGCGCGGCCTGCCGTACGGCGGCCGCGCCCGCCCCTGTGCCAGGAGCAGCGATGTATCGCGCGAAGGAAACGTTCTGGGCGCCGGGCAACCGGCGCATCGTCAAGGGGGACCTGGTCGCCGAGCACGACCCCGTCGTCGACGGGCGTGAGGGGCTCTTCGAGGCGGTGGTCATCCCGCAGGCCGTGCCGCCCGCTCAGGCCGCCGCCAAGCGGACCGATGCCCCGAAGGCCGCCGACACCCCGACGGACCCCGACGACGGCGAGGAGACGGCCGCAGCGCCGACTCCAGCGCCCCCGGCCGACGGCGACGACAGCAAGCCGCCGGCCCCCGCCTCGGCCCCGACGCCGGCGGCGAAGAAGACCACGGCGAAGAAGACCACCGAACCGGCCCGCAAGGCCACAGGAGGTGACGCGAAGTGAGGCGCACCGTCTACCACCACGTCCGCGCCAAGGCCACCCTTGCCGTCGCCGCACACGCAGCGACGGCCAACGGCACCAGCGTGGACCGCAAGCTCTCCGGCGCCTCCGGTTCGAACGAGTGGTTCGAGTCGGCGACGCTCCTCGTCCACGCCGGCACCATCACCGACGGCTCGCACGCCATCAAGCTGCAGGACAGCGACAACGGCACCGACTGGACCGACGTCGCCGCGAAGTACCTGCAGGGCGCGCTGCCCACCATCGCCGCCGCGGACGACGACAAGGTCTACGAGGTCGGCTACGTCGGCAACGCCCGGTACCTGCGGGCCGTGACCACGGTGACTGGCAGCCCCGCAACCGGGGGCGTCTACGGCGCGACGATCCTGCTGGGGTTCCCCACGGTCCTGCCGATCTCGCGGACCTAGGCGGCCGCCGTGGCGTTGCTGACCCTGGAAGATGCCAAGGCCCAGCTCAACACCAAGAGCGACGTCGACGACGCCGAGCTGCAGGCGTACATCGACTCGGTCACGGCGGTGATCGAGGAGTTCGTCGGGCCGGTGGAACCGCGCGAGGTCACGGAGCACCACGACGCGGGCCACGGCCGCCGCGTCCTGGTGCTGCGCACGATGCCGGTGCTGTCCCTCACGTCGGTGACCCCGCTCCTCGTGGGCGGTGTCAGCTACCCCGTCGACGGCCTGGTCCTGGACGAGGAGAGCGGCGAGGTGCGGCGCCGGGACGGCGGCTTGTTCCGGGGCCTCTTGCAGGTCGTCGAGCAGGCTGGCCGTCCGTCGGTGGCACCGACGATCAACCTCGCGGCGCGGATGCTCGTACAGCACCTGTGGCGTACCCAACGGCCCTCCCGCAGCGGGGGCCTGGCCGGAGGGGGCGACGACTACTCCGTCACGTCTCCGATCCCCGGCTTCGGCTACGCCGTCCCGAACCGTGTGCTGGAGCTACTACAGCCGTACCGGCTGCCCCCAGGAGTGGCCTGATGATCGTGATGTCGCGAGTCCCCGAAGTGATCGCGGCCCTCGTCGCGCTGGGCAACGCGGACGCCGAGCTGTCCGGGGTGGCCGTGGCCGACGGCCCCGAAGTGTCGGACACGCAGGCGCAGGACTGGCTCATCTTCGGCTTCGACGGCGACCCCTCCGGGGACTTCCAGGCAGCCCAGTCCGTGAGCAACGGCGCCGGCCTCGGCACCCGGCGCGAGGAGGAGTTCGAGATCACCGCGGCGGCGATCGCCAACCGCGGTGACACCGACGCCGTCGCCGCACGTGACCGCGTGATCGAGATCGCCTCTCGCGTGGCGCAGTGGCTGCAGACCGACCCGACGCTCGGCCTCGCCGAGCTGCAGGCCGGCCCCGGCGCCATGCGCCTGATCCAGAACCAGACCGAGGACGGGGCGCAGGTCGTGCTGCTCATGACGGTGTCCGGCCGCGGATTCATCTAAGGAGACGACAGATATGGCCGCACTCACCAGCACGGCGATGCCGCTGTCCGGCGGCACCATCACCTTCACCGCAGCGGGAGCGGGCGGGGACACCTGCACGACCGGACGCGGTGTGCTGCTCATCGTGAAGAACGGGGACGCCAGCGCGCACACCGTGACGCTCGTGACGCCGGGCAACGTCAGCGGGCTGGCGATCGCCGACCGAGAGGTGACGGTCGCGGCCGGCGCCCAGGTCGGCATCCCCGTCAACGCCGACTACCGGAACCCGGCGATGGGGCTGGCGTCCATCACCTACGACGGCGTCACCTCGGTGGAGGTCGCCGTGATCCGGGGGCTCGCCTGACATGGCCCGCGTGACGATGCGCCACCCCGACCTGCCCGAGCAGCCCATCGAGGTCGACGACGTGTCCGTGCCCACGTACCAGGCGTCGGGCTGGCAGGTCGACGACAACCCCCCGCCCACGCTCACCAAGGCCCGGTCGGCCAGGCGCCGCCGGCAGACAGGAGATGAGAACTGATGACGACTCCGATCCAGGCGTCGACGCGGTACTACCGCCGGGGCGTCACCCGGGTGCTGTGGCTGCCGACCGTCGCGACGCTGACGGCGCCGACCCGCGCCGAGATCAACGCGGGTACGGACCTCGCTGACGAGGTCAGCGCGATGTCCGGGTGGCAGACCACGTCGGGCACCGTCCCCACGCCGGCGCTCGGCTCGAGGTTCACGCCGTCCGTCAACGGAGAGATCACCTCCCCGGACAGCTCGCTCAAGTTCTGGGCGTCCAAGAACGCCGACGACGTGCGCAAGCTCCTCGTCCGTGAGGCGGTCGGGGTCATCGTGTGGCTGGACGAGGGCGACGTCCCCGGCCAGACCATGGACCTCTTCAGGGTCAGCGTCTCGACGTGTTCCAAGGTCCGCGAGCTCGACGGCGCGGCCCAGCTCATGGCTCAGTTCTCGATCACCGCCGAACCCGCCGAGAACGTCGAGATCCCGGCATCTGCGTAGCCATGCCCAGCAGCGTCCAGATCCACGGCACTGCTCAGCTCACCGTGCTGTCCCGCCGTCTCAGGGCGGCGGGCGGCCCGCAGCTGCGGCAGAACCTGGCGCGGCGTCTGCGCCGCGCGGCCGAGCCGCTACACCGCGACCTGCAGCAGAAGATCCGCACCCAGCCCCTCGTCAGCGAGGGCCGCAAGGCGGGGAAGCGGGGCGGGCCCTCGCCGACGACCAGGCCCTTCCGGCGGATGCTCGCCGGCGGTGTCCGGATCAGTGTCCGCCAGGGCTCCAGCCCCGGGGCCCGCGTGTGGATGGACAAGTCCCGTCTCGAGCCGAAGGCCGGGAACGTGCCGTGGCAGATCCAGGACGGCCGCCTCAGGCACCCGGTGTTCGGCAATCGCAAGAGGTGGGCGAACCAGATCGCCCGGCCGGCCGGCTGGTGGTCCAAGACCGTCGCCGCCGGCACCCCCCGCATGCACGCCGAAGTGGAGCGCGTCCTACGCGATGTGCGCCGATCCCTCGAATGAAAGTGAGCAGCCATGATCATCTCGTTCACGCGTGACGACGGCACCGTGGAAGAGGTGTCGACCAACGACCTGTCCGCGCGGGAGGCCGCTGGGATCGAGCAGGCGATGGGGGACGTGCAGTGGCAGCGCGTCGAGAACCTGCTGCGCCTGCAGGACCCCACCGCTCTCCTCGCCGTGCTGTGGGCATTCAGGAAGCGTGAGCAGACAGACCTCGCGTTCGCCGACTTCGACGTGCCGAACTGGCGGCGGCGGCTGAAGGCGGGCACCGAACGCTCGGAGATCGAGGACCTGTTCGACAACGTCATCGTGCAGGCCCTCGGCAAGAGCGAGGACGTGCAGATCGATCTCATGGTCCCGGCGCTCAAGAAGGGCGCGCACAACCCGGCCGACGTCGACGCCGCCCTGGAAGCGGTGGGAAAAGGACACCTGGTCAGGCGCCGCTCGGACTCGCAGGACTGATCCAGCAATACGAGCCGCTGTTCTTCCACTACCTGCACATGCAGCCGTCGGAGTACGACCGGTTGTCCCCTGACCGGTTTCTGCGCCTGGCCGCCTGGATCGACCAGAACATCGCGTCGCTAAGGAGGTGACATGGCGGAGCGCCTCACCTTCACCTTGGCCGGCCGCGACGAACTGAGCCGGGTGATGAACGGGACCGCCGACAGCGCGGACCGGCTCAGGCTGCGCCTTGCCGGCATCACGACGGACGCCGACGGGAACCTGCGCGACCTCGAGGGCCGGTTCCTCTCGGTGGCCGACGCCGAGCGCCGGGTCGACGACCGCACGGGCCAGGTCCAGCGCAGGATGGCCACGCTGTCCGACGCAACCGACCGGCTCGGCGAGTCGCTGAAGGCGAACCTGATCAACCTCGCCCCAGCCGCCATCCCGATCGCCGCGAACCTGGCCGCCAGCGCGGCCGCCGTCGCCGGCCAGTTCGGGGCCGTGGCCGTTGCCGCCGGCGTCTACGCCCTCGCTCTCGGCCCGCAGATCGGGAAGATCGGCGAAGCCCTCGACGCGCAGGAGAAGCTCGACCAGGCGCTGCGCACGTCGGGCGCCGGCAGCGCCGAGGCCGGGAAGGCCGCGCTCGAGTATGAGCGGCAGTTGGCCGGGCTGACACCGGAGACACGGGAGGCCGCGGTCGCCGTCGGCCTGCTGAAGGACGGCTACGACGCGTGGTCGGACAGCCTGTCGGGCGACGTCATGGGCCCGTTCATCAAGGGCGTCGGCGTCGCCAACGCGCTGCTGCCTGAGACGACGGGCCTGGTCAAGGGGGCCTCGTCCCAGTTCGACCGGCTGATCACGCTGGTGGGCGGCGCGATCAGTACCCCCGGCTTCGACGCGATGAACCAGAGGTTCACCAACTTCGCCAACCGCACGCTGCAGGACGGCGTCGACGAGCTGACCGAGTTCCTCGCCAAGCTGCGGGCGGGCGAGTTCGACGGCGGCGGCGTGTCGCAGTTCTTCGAGTGGGCGCAGGAGCAAGGGCCCGCAGTGTGGTCCACGCTGGAGAACATCGGCGAGGCCTTGTTCAACCTCCTCGAAGCCGGTGGCGATGTGGGAGTGGGGCTCCTCGACGTCGTCAACGCCCTGACGGGCATCGTGGCCGCAGTGCCGCCGGAGGCGGTCGCTGCCGTCCTGCAACTGGCCATCGCCATCAAGGCGGTGAAGCTCGCGGCGGCCGGCGGCGCGGCAGCGAGTGCGGCCATGGCCGCGATAGCCGCGCAGGTGGGCGCCATGCGTGCGTCGGCGGCCGGGGTACCTGGTGCCCTCGCGGGTACCGGAGCGGCAATCACCGGCCTGTCTCGCACCGCCAAGATCGCCATGGCGGGCACGGGGATCGGGCTGCTGCTCGTCGGCCTGGACCTGCTGTCGTCCAAGAGCGAGCGGCCCAAGCCCGACATCGACAAGCTCTCCACCTCCCTCACCGAGCTGGGCCGTTCCGGCAAGGTGTCCGGCGAGGCTCTCCGTGTCTACGGCAGCGACCTCGGCGCGCTGTCCAGCGCGCTGGACACGCTGACCGACCGGTCCGGGTTCGAGTCCTTCCTGCAGGGCTGGGCCGAGTTCCTCGGCACGGACAGCACCGGAGTGAAGGAAGCCAAGGAGGACATCGACGGGATCGACAAGGCCCTGGCGCAGATGGTGTCCAACGGTCGCGCGGACGAGGCCGCGGCCGCCATCGAGAGGGTCATCGCGAAGCTCGGCCTACAGGGCGAGGAAGCCGCCAAGTTCCGCAGCGAACTGGGCGACTACCAGGACGCGCTGGCCGGCCAGGCCCTGGAAGCGGAGCTCGCTGCCGAGTCGATGGGTGTCTTCGGTACGCAGGCCCAGGCGGTGCAGGCCCAGCTCGACGCGCAGAAGGAGAGCGCCGACGGTCTGAGGCAGAGCATCATCGCGCTCAACGATACGAACCGGTCGGCGTATGACGCGCAGATCCAGTTCGAGGCCGGCATCGACAAGCTCACCGAGAGCTTCAAGGAGAACGGCGCCACCCTCGACCTGAACAGCGAGTCGGGCCGGGCCAATGGCCAGGCCATGAGCGCGGCCGCCAAGGCACACGACGAGATGCTGGCCAGCGGACTGGCGGCCGGCGAATCGCTGGCGTCGATGACCAAGAAGTCGGAGACGCTGCGGGGCACGATGCTGCGGCTGGCCGAGCAGACGGGCATGACCGACGCCGAGGCGCGGGACTACGTCAACACTCTGCTGGGCACGCCGGAGGACATCCAGACCAACGTCATCCTCGAGCGCCAGGACGCGCTCGCCGGACTGCAGAACGTGCAGGCCGAGATCAAGAAGACACCCGACAGCCACACGGTCACCGTCGACACTCTCAACGCAGCGGCCATCGCGGCACTCGAGGACGTCGGCCTGAGGACCCGGCGCCTCCCGGACGGACGCACCGAGGTCTACACCGCGAACGGCCAGGCATTGGGCAGCATCGACTCCGTCGACAAGGCGCTGAAGAACCTGGACGGCAACAGCGCGTCAACCAGGGTCGTCAACACGATCGTGACGAACTACGTCAACAACTACCTGCAAGGACGGTCGCAGCACGACATCACCGGGGCGACCGGCGGTCGGTTCACCGGCGACGGTTTCAAGCGTGGCGGCGGGTACGCCGCCGGCGGCCGCGTCCGTGGCCCGGGCACACCCACCAGCGACGACGTCTTCGCGCCGTGGCTGGCCGTCGACGAGTACGTGACCCGGGCCTCGGCCGTCGACTACTACGGCGTCGAGTTGTTCGACGCCCTGAACAACAAGCAGCTGCCGGTGCCGACGATGCGGGCGGCCCTCGCGGTCGGACTGCCCGCATCCCAGGCGGCGCCTGCCGTCAGCTCGGAGTCCGGGCCGCGGGTGACGTACAACCTCTATCCGCGCGCCTCGGTGATCACGGCGCGGGACCTCGAGCTGATCACCAAGCAGGAGGAGGCGCGCATGCGTGTGGGGAGGCCTCGGTAGATGCCCATCATCACCGCGCCAATCGTCACGCCGGAGATCCCGGAGACGCCGCCGGTTGAGATCCCAGAGATCGGCTACGCGTCGGTCACGTACGTCGACCCGACGGGTACGCGGTGGCCGATGACGGATCTGTCCGCGTCCTGGTACACGCTTGCCGAGAACGTGTCCGGGATGGGGGCCGCGCCGTACACGCTGACGGCGGACCCGCACCCGCGCGGCGGCTCGAGGCTGCGGCACGTGCAGCCGCAGTCTCGGGACATCGTCTGGCCGGTGTTCGTGAAGGGCATCGACCACATGGCGTTCACGAAGAACTGGCGCGACCTCGCGCGGGCCTTCACACGGACATTGAGGGAGGGCCCGGGCTGGCTGGAGGTGGCCCGGCCGGACGGCTCGGCCCGCAGGATCGCCGTCTACTACAACGGAGGATGGGACGGCCGCGGGCAGACCGCGACCGGCATCAACTGGGACAGCGCCGTGCTCACCCTGTGGTGCGAGGACCCCTACTGGCAGGACGTCCAGGCGCAGACCGTGCACCGCGAGAGCGGTAGCCAGGTGGACTATCTGGCGCCGTACCCGTCCGTGTCCAGCAGCCAAGTCCTCGGCGCCACCACCGTCGACAACGGCGGCGACGTCGACGTGTGGCCCACCTGGACGGTCACCGGCCCGGCAACGTCCATCACGTTCACCCGCGAGGACAACGGCGACGCTTTCACCCTCGACATGACGGCAACCGCGCACGGCGCGCTGCTGGCTGGCCAGACGGTGACGATCTCGACGGACCCGCCGCGCGTCCGCTCCGGTACCGAAGTCCTCACCCCGGGCCTCAACTTCCCGGACGCGGTGCTGTGGAGTATCCCGCCCGGGCGGACACCGGTGACGTTCCTCCTGGCGGGCGCCGAAGCAGGGTCGGCCGTCGACCTCACCTTCTATCCGCGCTACGAGACGGCATGAGCAGGAGGTGATCCGATGGCGATCGACCTCCTCGTCACCGACCAGAACCTCAACGTCCTCGGCGACCCGATCACCGGCTGGACGAAGCTCACCTGCGACCTCAACCGCAACGCGCCGGCGTCCGGATCCGTGACGCTGCCCGCCCGGCCCGAGGTCATGGAGCTGCTGCAGCCCGGCCACCGCCTGGTCGTGATCCGGGATCAGGCGATCTGGTGCGCGGGCCCGATGGAGGAACCGCAGAACTACACCTGGGATCTGGCCGGCAACGCCGGCGTCGGCACGGTCACCGTCAACTACAGCGACGACCTCGCCCGGGTCGCCGGATACCTCACGTACCCGGAGCCGGCGAAGGCGTGGCAGTCGCAGACCACGACGACCGACATGGTCCGCAAGCTCACCGCGAATGCAGAGGTGATCATCAGGACGCTGGTCGATGAGAACTGCGGGCCGTCCGCCCTCGCCGCGCGGCAGATCCCCCAGCTCGTCCTCGACACGGTCGCCGGGGTGGGCACCAGCCAGACCGTGTCGACCAGGTTGGAGCCGCTGCTGGACGCGTGCCGTACGGCCGCCGTCACCGACGGCCTGGGCTTCCGTACCCGGCAGGTCGGTGACGAGATCCGGTTCGGGGTGTACGCGCCGCAGGACCTCACCGGGACCGCACGGTTCTCCCACGGCCTCGGCAACCTGCGCAGCGTGGCCTTCACCCTGGGCGCCCCGCTCGCCACCAGCGAGCTCGTCATGGGCGGCAACGATCCCTCACAAGAGCCGCCGACGGGCGACCCCGCCTACGAGCGCGTCTACGTCGAGGTCACGTCCGGCGCGGCCGCGGACTGGTACCGCGTCGAGAAGCTCGTCGAGAAGACGTCCGTCGACGACGACTCCCAGGGCGAGCTGACCCAAGCCGGGCGCCTCGCCTTCGGCAACGACAACCCGCAAGTCTCCTTGTCGACAGTGACGGTGGACACGGAGGACCTCAAGGCCGGCACGCACTTCGGCCTCGGCGACAAGGTCACCGTGGTCCTGCCGACCGGGCTGGAAGTCGCCGACGTCGTGCAGTCCATCGGCCTGGCCGCCGAGCCCGACAGCGGCGAACTGGTGACCACGGTCATCGGCGACAACGACAAGAGCACATCGACGCGCATGGTGCGGACCGTGCGAGACCTGGCCTACCGGCTGGGACAACTGGAAGCGAGGGGGTGACCGTGGCCGAGGAATCCTTCCCGCGCCCGGGGCACAACAGCAGGGCCGTCACCGACGACGAGCACGAGCTGCTCGCCGCGCGGTTCTCCGACGACGGGATCTACGGGGACCCGACCGACGACCCGGTAGTGAGCGCCGGCACCGGCCTCTCCGTCAACATCCGAGCCGACACCGCCGGCAGTGTCCGCGGGCACGGCTGGTACTCCGGCAGCACACCCTTCAGCGTGACCGTCACCGCGAACGCGACCAGCCAGCCCCGCATCGACTGGGTCGTCCTGCGCCTGGACCGCGCGGACTGGACCGTCACCGCCGCGGTGGTCGCCGGGACCCCCGGCTCCGGTGCCCCGGCGCTCACGCAGCAGACCGGCGACACGGGCGTCTACGAGATCCCCCTCGCCCAGGCCCGCATCCTCGGCGGCGCCTCCTCGGTCACCGTCACCCGCGCCGAACTGTACGTCGGCACCCGACGCCGGCCGTGCACGTCGACCACCCGCAACCCCGCCCCGCGGCTCGGCGAAGAGTGCTTCGAGACCGACACCAAGCGCGTCATGCTGTGGGACGGCACGGCCTGGCGCATCGTGTACGCGGACAGCGGCGAGATCGTCCTGCAGAAGCTGGTCACGCCCAGCTGGGGGAGCCTGGGCGACTCGGTGCTCGAGCAGCGCGGCCGCGCGGTCTGGCTGCGCACCGGCGGATGGAGGCGGCTGCGGACCACACTCCCGTCGTCCTCGGACAGCCAGCTGCCGATCCTCATCCCCGAGGCCTACCAGCCGCACACCCGCTACCAGTACTGGGACGTGTACGTGAACCACGCGTCCACAGCGTCCATGGCACACGTGACGATCTACCCCCGCGGCGACGCCCGGGCCGGTCAGATCTACCTCACGCAGCACGTGGACATCGCAGGCAACGACGAGATCCGGGCGACGACGATGACGTGGACGGTGTAACTGATGGCGCGCTACACCTTCGGCGGAGGCATCGCCGACTACCTCGTGACGAACAGGGACGGCCTGTGGGGCGTGGCCCCCGGCGCCGCCGTGACCTTCTTCTCCGACGCCGACGGCGGCACCCAGTACACCGACCTCCTCGACGAGGCCGGCACCGCCGTCACGCAGATCGTCGCCGACGACAACGGACTGCTGCCCACCTTCCAAGGGCCTCCCGACGTGACGCTCATGTGGGCCAGCGCCGGCGGCGTCAGCCGCGTATGGCTGAAAGCGCGCGACGCCGACACCGCGGCGATGACCCCCGGCTCCGTACGCGACTGGCTCAACGTGCTCGACTTCGGTGCCCAGGGCGACGGTGTCACGGACGACACCGTGGCGATCCAGGCCGCGCTGAATGCCTGCCCGATGGGCGGCATCGTCTACGCGCCCGGAGGTTCGTACCGCACCAGCGCGACCCTGTCGGTCCCGCCCGGTGTGACACTCACGTCCACGCACACGAACCTCATGACGGTGCCCAACCTGGTCGACCCGCCGTGCTACATCAAGCCGCTGGCCGCCTTCGAGGGCAACGCGGTGATCTCGTTCCTCGACGAGATCGACGGCGGCTACGCCACGATCAGCGCCGAGCACCGCATCGACCGGGTGATGATCGACGGATCGGACCTGACGGCGCCGGGCGTCGACGGGATCCGCGCCCGAGGCAACATCCAGAACGTGCAACTGATCGACGTCACCGTCCGCCAGGTGACCGGCGCCGGCGTCCACACCGAGGCCAACGCCGGCAAGTTCCCGTACAGCTGGCGCCTGACCAGGGTCATGGTCGACAACGTGGGCTGGCACGGATTCGCGTTCGAGGTCATGACGGACATCAGCCTGATGGACTGCCAGGCCATCGGCTGTGGGGCGTCGGGGTTCGAGATCGCCAACGCGGCCAACTCGCACGCGATCGGGTGCCGCGCCGAGTGGTGCGTCGGCGACGGGTTCCACCTGACCGGGGACTGGGCGGTCGGCACCGGATCGGGCGGCATGCTCTTCGGTAGCTGCAGCACGGACCGGAACGGGGGCAACGGCTTCCTGGTCGACGCGATCGGTAACGCGCCCCTGCAGTTCGAGAACATCGAGACCAGGAGGGACGGCCGCAACAACGGCCTCGGCGGCGGAGGGTACGCAGGCTTCGCCTGCGACGGCGCGACCATGCCCGTCATCATCGGCCTGCTCACCTCGTACGTGGGAGTGGACGACGACGGAACCCAGGCCAATTCGCCCCAGTACGGCGCCCGGTTTACCGGCTGCACTTACGTCAGCGTCAGCTCCGGATTCCTGCACGGCGACACCGCCGGCTGGTCCGACGGCGGCGGCAACGCCGTCCTCCGACGCGGCCTCAACATCGGCGAACGCACCGGCCCGAGCAACACCCCGGTCGATGCCTTCGCCGGACCCACCGACGTGGCCGGCAACCTCAACGTGGCTGGCTACCTGGCCGCCGCCTCCGGACAGTCCGACGGTGTGTGGACCCTCTGGGACGCCACGGCGAAGGCCCTGACTCTCGGGTCAGCGGGCGGTGGCATCGCCATCAAGGAGGGCGCCAACGCCCGCATGGGTGTGGCCACCTTGGCCAGCGGCACGGTGACCGTGGCCAACACCAGCGTCACGGCAACCACCCGCGTGATGCCGTTCCGGCAGGCGGGCGGCGGCACGCTCGGCAACCTGTCCGTCACCGTCGACGCCGGCGTCGGGTTCACCATCGACTCCGACAGCGCGGCCGATACCTCGGTCGTCGCCTGGGTCCTCGTCGAAGCTGCGTAACCGGCCGCTGTACCCGCCGCCCCGCGCCCTTGGCCGGGGCTTTCGCTTTGCCCAGGAGGGCCCATGAAGCTGATCAGCCGCGCCGCATGGGGCGCGCGTCCGTCCCGCTACGACCTCGCCTACATCGCCTCGACGGGCGGGGTGAAGGTGCACTACGAGGGCACCTACGTGCCCAAGTCCCTCGGCGCCGCCGGGGCGCACGGCAGCTGCGCCGGCCGCATGCGGGACCTGCAGGCCAGCCACCTCGCCAACCGGCAGGAGGACTACAGCGACATCGCCTACAACGCGGTCGTCTGCCCACACGGCAGCGTGTTCGAGGGGCGGGGCCCGCACCGGAAGACCGGCGCCAACGGCAACCAGGCGTTGAACACCGCGGACTACGCGGTGTGCGCGATGCTCGGCAACTCCGGCCTGGTCGTCCCGCCCGACGCGATGCTCGACGGCCTGGTCGACGCCATCAACTGGCTGCGCAACAGCGGCAATGCGGGCCGGCGGATCGGCGGGCACCGCGACGGGTGGGCGACCGCGTGCCCGGGCGACCGGCTGTACGCCTGGGTGCAGGACGGCGCGCACCGCCCGGACGGCACCGCGCCGCAGGGCGGCACCGGCAGCGAGGCCTCGAGCATCGCCCGCTACCAGGTCACCATCGGCGGCCTGGCGTACGGGTATGGGGCGAAGGGCGCGCACGTCACCGCGGTGGGCGAGGCCCTCGTCCACGGTGGGTTCGGCCGGCACTACAAGGTCGGGCCCGGGCCGGAGTGGACCGACGCCGACACCCGCAACTACCAGCTGTTCCAGCTGGCGATGGGCTACGAGGGGACGGCGCCGCACCAGGACGCCGACGGCGTGCCCGGCGAGGTCAGCCTGCACCAGCTGCTCGGCTACCTCCCCGGCAAGAAGACCACGAGCAGCGTGCCGCCGTTCCCCGGCCGCAGCGCGTTCGTCCTCGGCAAGACCAACCCGGCTGTGACCGTCCTTGACCGGGGCCTGATCCGGAAGGGGTACGCCCGGCACCACGACGGCAACGGCTACCAGCCCGGGCCCCGCTTCACCCAGTTCACCAGGCAGAACGTGGCCGACTTCCAGCGTGCCACCCCGGCCCTGGCCGGCGACCCCGACGGCTACCCCGGACCGCAGACCTGGCGACTCCTGCTCTCATGAAAGGCCCCGCCCATGAAGCTCACCCGCTACGCCAAGGCCATCGCCGGCGCCGTCTCAGCCGGTGCCGGATCCCTGGCCATGGCCCTGGCAGACGACCGGCTCACCCTGGGCGAGGGCATCACCGCGGTGCTCGTCACCCTCGGAGCCTGCGGCGTCACCTGGTACGTGCCCAACCGGGAACCCAAGGACGGCGGCCTGGACGACGCGCTGCGCCGGTCCGGTGGTGGGGGACCGCAGTGACGCCGGCCGAGGGCGTCTACATCAGTCCGGCCCAGACCTATGCGGAGGTGCAGCAACTGGTTCGGGGTGTGGGTCAACTCGAGGCGAAGATCGACAAGTTCCTCGACGAGGCCAAGGACATCCGGGCGGACATCAATGACCACGAGATCCGGCTGCGTGCTCTCGAGCACGGGCAGTCCGAGCGGCAGCGCACCGAGACCGGGCGTATCGACACGGTGGAGAACCGCATCACCAGCGTCGAGCGGAAGCAGTGGGCAGCCTCGGGTGCCGTCGGCGTCATCTGCATGGGCGCCGGCTACCTCATGCAGTACCTGATCCCGTAGCGCCACGGCCCCACGCTCTCCTCTTGCGGGAGAGTGCGGGGGCCGGGTGTCACCGCTGTGGTTGCCGGATACGGTCGACGCTGCCGGGCCCGTTGGTCCCGCGGTTGGAAGGGAAGTGATCTGCCATGCCCTCGACGTTCACCGGGCTGGTGCTCCTGGTGGTGGCTCTGCTGCCGGGCCTGGCCTACACGGCTGTACGGGAGCGGGGACGCAGCGAACGGCGGGTGTCCGTGTTCCGGGAGACCGGAGCGATGGTCTTCGCCAGCGCGGTCAGCGATCTGACCGTGCTGGGCGTGTTCGCGGTGGTCCGCACGGTGTGGCCGTCGGCGACACCGGACACCGGGCGGCTTGTACGCGAGGGCGGCGGCTACGCGCAGGCCCACTACGCGCAGTTGGCGTTGTGGGGGGTGGGTCTGCTGGCCGTGGCGTGTGTGCTGGCCGCTGTGGCCGGGCGGTGGGCGCCCGGCCGGCCGCATCCTGCCGTCATGTCGGCGTGGTGGGTGCTCTTCGAGCACTGGCATCCGGGCAAGAGGGATCACCTGGGGTGTCTCTTGGAGGACGGCTCGTACATCGAGGGGGTGCGGGCCTCGTTCAACACGAGTTCCGAGGACTCCCCGGACCGGGACCTGGTCCTGGTCCAGCCGATCCGGTACCGGCCTCCCGGTGCTGCCGAGGCCCGGCCCTACGACGCCGACGCGGTGTGTGTCTCGGCCCGCAGGATCGTGGCCATGTTCGTCAGCTACCTCCCTGCGCGGGAGGAGCCGGCGGCGGGGGCGGGGGGCCCGGGCGTACCGGTACCACCGGTGGGGCCGTCGGTTTCTGTCCCCGCTTCTCGTCCGCGGCCAGTGTCGTGACACGCGTGTACCAGCCGGGGTTTGTAGAGTGGGTCATGTCGGTCTCCTGAACCAGGCCGTCCATACCCCGGGATCACGTGCGGTGATCGCCGGGGCTACAACGTTCAGCAGACTACCCGTCACCACCCACGGCCCCGGCTCTCCCACGCGGGAGAGCCGGGGCCACTTCGTCATGTCCGGGGTCAGCTGTGCCGGAGGTGGTGCAGCATCAGGAGCGCGGCCACGGCGTTGGCGGACCGGACCTCGCCGCGGGCGATCAGGTCGGGGACCGTGGACAGCGGGACCCACTCGCGGCGGGCCGACTCGAAGGCATCGCGCGGCTCGCCGATGCGCTCGGCCTGGTCCGACCAGTACACGCGGTGGTGGCTCGTCGAGATCCCCGGCATCGGATCCACCGCCAGGAGCAGCCGCATCGGGCCCGGGCGCCAGCCCGTCTCCTCCTCGAACTCCCGTGCCGCGGCCGCCGCCGGGTCCTCGCCCTGGCCGGTGCCGCCGGACGGGAGCTCCCACCCCCAGGCGTCCGTGATGAAGCGGTGCCGCCACAGCAGCAGGACCTCGTCCGCCTCGTTCACGACGGTGGCCACGGCGACGGGACGGAGGCGGATGACGGTGTGGTCCAGGTGCCGGCCGTCGGGCAGCTCGACGTCCGCCATGTTCACCGTGGCCCATCGGTTCTCGTACACGGTGCGCTCACCGAGGTTCTTCCACACAGACACGCGAGGCCTTTCGTCGGGTACCCACCCAGTCCAGCACACCCGCTACAGCGGGATCCGAAGGGTGTCGTCGATCCGCTCCACCACGTCCGAGGTGGCGCCGGCGTCGAGCGTCGACAAGGTCCGGCGCAGTCGTACGAGGCGGTCACTCAGCCGGCGGGACTCCATGCCCTGCATGGTGTCCAGCATGCTGGTGGCGGTGGACGCGGCCAGTTCGGCCTCGCCGGCGCGCAGCTGGCAGTCGGCGAGGGTGGCCAGGCGGTGTACGCGGCCGCGCTCGTGGGTCTGGGTGGCGACGGCCTCGGCCGCGTACTGCTGGGCGGGGCTGGTGTCGCCGAGACGCATCAGCGCGTCGGCCAACGCGGTCTCGAGCAGGCCGGGCTGTACGTAGCCGGTCTCGGCCGGCTCCTCGTCCCGGCGGATCTGGCCGGCCGCCGTCTCGGCCAGTGCCATCGCGCGGTGCGCAGACGCCTGGTCGCCCATGCGGGAGAAGGCCTTGGCCTGCATCGCGTACAGGTCGCACGCGAGGGCGTGCGATATGGCGTGCCCGGCGGTGCGCACTCCCGCCTCGGCGAAGGCGACGGCTTGCCGGTACTCGCGCAAGTAGAGCGCCTGGTTGACGAGGAGGGCGAGGACGTAGCCGCCGAAGGCTCGGTCGCCGGAGGCCTTCGCCATGCGCAGCGCCTGGTGGAAGTAGCGCTGCGCCAGGCCCTGGGCGTCGGAGTCGTAGGAGCAGATCCCGGCGATGGCGACCAGGCCGCCGATCGCGCGGTGCAGTTCGCGCCCGGTGGTGTCGGTGTAGGCGCCGCGCATCAGCGGCGCCGTCTCCGTGTTGAGGAACAGCAGGACTCTGCTGCGCGTGGCCACGCCGCCGGCCTTGCGGTACATCTGCTCGTAGTGGTTGCGGGCGCCTGCCAGGAGCTCGACGTCCGACAGGCCCACCTGCGGTGTGCCGCCGCGGGAGACGTCGCTGTCGTCGGGCGGGTTCTCCCACTCCCAGACCGGGCCCACGGCCGGTAGCCCGGTGATGACGGGTGCTGTCTGGACGTCGGTCCGCTGCTGCAGGTCGCCGCGCCACAGAGCGGTGGACCGTTCGATGAACCCGGCGAGTGGAGTGGACGGTTGAGGTGTGGTGCTGTGTCCCATGCCGATGTCCTCGATGGTGAGCGGACGCCCGAGGCGCGCGCTCAGGATCTCGCAGATGAGGTCCGGGGTGATGCCCCTCGGCCGCTGCCCGCGCAGCCAGCGGATCACTGAACTGTGGTCGTAGCTCATCGGCTTGCCGCGTAACTCGCCGGCCCGGTTGACGCGCGCGGCGAGACCCTTCCGGGACATCCCCGCCTCTTCGAGGAGGGAGTCAAGCAGGGTGTTGGGCTCCGGCGCCATGTGTGCCCCCATATCACTCAGTGTGTGGAGCTTAGCCACACCGGGTTCACACAGTGTGTGAAGCGACCAAAGCGACTCACGCCACGTACACACTCCCGCACGGTCTGTCAGGCGGACAGCATCGCGGCATGACGGAGACGCAGAGATCACGGGCACTGGCCCCGGTGGAGACCGGCCCCGGTGTCCTCGTACATCCCACAGCCGACCGGCGGCTGGCTACCGCACACTGGCTGCTCTCGACCCATCGTGACCCGCGTCGCGCGCGGCTCGAGTGGGAGCAGCACGGCCTCGCCCTGCTGCCGCTGGGCACGCTGTTCTCCGCCGTGCGGCTGCCGGAGCGCCTGGTCCTCGCGGTGACCGGCGGCCTCGGTCCCTCGGGCGCGGTGGACACGGTCCTCGACGAGGCGTTCGAAGGCGGCCCGGTGATCTGCGACCCGGACGGCCGGCGGTACTACGCCCTCGTCCCGGCCAGCGTGCCCGTCACGTGGCACCAGGCGGCCGACGAATGGCGAACCATGGACGTCGACTGCCTCGGCCGCGACGCTTACCTCGGCGTGCCGCGCGTCGACCTGGTCCGGTTCGACCGGCGCACCCGAGCGTCGTACTGGTCGGTGCCCATGTCGTCGGCGGCGATGCTCTGTGCGCCGCTCGCGGTAGCGCGGTTCATCGCAGCCGGCCAGCACCAGCTGACCGAGCAGGCGGCTGACGAGGTGGGCACGGCGTGAAGCGGCGCGACCCCCGGCTGTACATCTACCTCGCCGTCCTGGCGGTGCTCGCCGGGGCACTGGCATGGGGCATCACTGCCAGCGGCTGCTGA